CGTGGACGTGAACGTGGCGGAAGCCCCTGCCCTCAAGTCGCGGTTCCCGAGGCTGCGGGCGGAAATCTGGTATGCGGCGCGGGACTGGTTCGAGACCCGGGCGGTGTCGCTCCCGAAGGACCATCCGCTCGTCGGCACGCTCGTGGAAGAACTTACCGACCCGCTCGAGGTCATCACTTCGGCAGGCAAGCAGGACGTGGAAAGCAAGACGGCGATGCGCAGCCGCGGCGTCCGGTCTCCGAACCTTGCCGATGCCCTCTGCCTGACCTTCGCCTTCTCCGGTGCCGTGGCCGCAGGGCGCCCCGCGTTCGGTTCCTCGAACCGCAGGCACTGGTCGAAGCCGCTCGTCTGGACGCCTCCCGGCGTCTATTGACAGCCTGCCCCCGGCGGTGGCATGTTTCCGGCGCACGGATTTGGTAGCCCCGTGCACCGGGGCGCGGCGCAAGAGGGCCAAAACTCGCAGCGCCGCGCCCCGCCTTCCCTTCGACCCCGCCCTTGCCTGCCACAGGCACCCCAGGCACGAGGACGCCAGCCATGCCGATCCGAGGCGCGAAGAACCCCTTCCCGAAGATGACGAAGCCGACGAACTCCGGCATCTTCTCCGACAGCGGGAAGGGGCAGAAGATGGACCCTGTGCGCCAGCCGTCGCCGATCCCGAAAACGCTGGCCGAAGCCTACAGGGCCGACAGGAAGCGCGGTGATTGACCGTTCCGACCTCGAACCGCCTGCCATCGAGGATGTCGAGCACGAACTTGGCAGCCTGATTTCCGACGCCGTGTCGTTCATCGAGAGCGATTTCGTCCCGAAGTGGGAACAGGCGCGCGCTTACCATGACGGCGGTTCTGCCATCCCCAAGGTCGACGGGCGTTCCAAGGTCACGGTCACGGCCGTCAGGGACGCCATCCGCAACGCCAAGCCGTCCCTTCTGCGCATCTTCCTCGCCGCTGACACGGTGGTGGAGTATCTTCCCGAGAAACCGGCGGCGCAGCAGCAAGCATGGCTGCAATCCTGCTATGTCAACAGCCTGTTCTGGCGGTCGAACGGCTACCGCGTCCTGAACGGGGCGATGCACGACGCCCTCCTGAGCGGCCTGGGCGTGGTCAAGTTCTGGTGGGACGACAGCCCCCGGATCACGACCGTCGCCCTGACCGCGCTGACCCCGCCCGATCTCGACCTTCTGGCACAGGCGCAGGACGCCGGGCGGCTGGTGTTCTCCACGGACCCCGTGCCGCGCGAACCTGCCGTCCTGCCGGATGGCTCGCAAGTTCCCCTTCACGACCTGACCGTGCGGATGATCCAGCCTGCGGGGCGAGTGCGCGTCGAGCACGTCCCGCTCTCGGAGTTCGTCTTTGACGAGAACGCGACTGCAATCGAGGACGCCCGCGTTGTCGCGCACCGCCGGTCGATGCGCATGGGCGATGCCGTCGCCCTTGGCCTGCCGCTCGACCTGCTGGCCGATCTGGACGACTACGACGCCGAGGCCGACACCTTCGCGGGCGAAAGCGAGATGCGGCGCGGCTTCCTGCGCGGCAGCGAAACCGCTTCGGTCGATCCTGCCATGCGCAAGGTGCTCATTACCGAAGCCTATGCCAGATACGACCTCGACGGCACGGGCCTGCCGCAACTGTGGCGGTTCTGGCTTGGCGGTACGACCTACAAGCTGCTGGCACACGAGCCCGCCGAGTTCGTCCCCTTCGCCGGGCTGACCATCGACCCCGAACCCCACACGGTTGTCGGTCGGTCGCTGTTCGACGTGCTCGCGCAGGAGCAGGACACCCTGACATCGCTGCTGCGGGCGGCCTGCGACAACGCGCACCTGTCGAACAACCGCCGTCTGGCCGTCCACGAGCAACTGGTCAACATCGACGATGTGCTGAACCCTGCGCTGGGCGCCCCGATCCGCGTGCGCGCGCCGGGGCAAATCCAGGACATCGGCGTGCAGTCCACCATCGCCTCGATGCTGCCCCTGCTGCAATTCCTCAAGCAGGAAGCCGAGGTCAAGGTCGGGATCACGAACGCGGCGATGGGGCTCGATCACGACGCCCTGCAATCCACGACCCGCGAGGCCGCGAAGAACACGATCATGCTCTCGCAAGGGCAGATCGAAGTGATGGCGCGCAACATCGCGGAAGGCATGTCCCGCGTGTTCGACGGGCTTCTGCGGCTGGCGATGCGCCACCCCTCGCCGCAGGAATACGCCGAGGTCTCGGGCAGTCTCGTCCCGGTGGACCTGACGGCCTTCGACCCCTCGATGCACATGCGCCCGCGCGTCGGGCTCGGGACGGGGCGCGGCGAGGACAAGCTGGCAGGCTTGCAGATCGTGCTGGCGCAGCAGAAGGAAACCCTCGCGGCGCTGGCGCCCGGCAACCCGATTGTCGGCTACCATCACATCGCCAACACGCTTGAGGACATCGCGCGGCTGCATGGGCTCTACAACACCGCCCGTTACTTCAACCCTGTCACCCCGGAAACGAACGAGGCGCTGGCGGAAGCCTGGCAACAGGCGAAGGCGCAGGAGCCGCCGCCCGTCGATCCAGGCCGCGCCATGATCGAAGCCGAACTCGTCAAGGCGCAGGTCAAGGAGCGCGAGATGATCCTCGACGCGCTTCTGCAATCCCGCAAGGCGGCGACCGAGAACCTGATGCGGGCCGCCGAGTTCGCGGCCACCGACGACTTCAGGCGCGACGAACTCGCCCAGCGCCTTGCGATTGCCGACACGCGCCACGCCGAGCCTGTAGACATGGCTACCGTGCGGCGCGAGCAGGAAAAGCGCCGCGCCCCGGCGGTGGAGGCCCCGCCGCCCGCCGATCTGCCGCCCGTTCCCAGCCTGCCAGCGGCGGCAAGCGGCGGCGGCGTCTGACATGAGCAACCGCCCTGCCATGGCCCCGTGGCCGCACCCCGGCACCAGCCACGCCCCCGACGCGCCATCGCTCGACCTTGTGCGCAAGGGCGCCCGCGCGCTGATCGGGGACGTTGCTTTCGCACACGTCCTGCGGTATCTGTCCGAGACGGCAACGCAGGAATTGCTGGCTACGCCCACCGGGGACGCCGCAAGCCTGCTGCCAATCCACGCCCGGCTGCGGGCACTCGACGACATCCGCGCAACCCTGCACACGCTCGCGCAGGAACCCGGCTCGAAGGAGTGACCATTGGCTGACGACACCGAACTGCTGGCCTCCCTGCTGATGCCAGCCCCCGACGCCGCGCAGGCCGCCCAACCCGCGCAACCGGCAGGGGAACAGGAGCCGCCGCCCGACGAGGCGACGGCGCAGCAGGAGACGACCGACGCCGCAGCGCAGTCTGCGGACGAGGGACAACAGGACGACGCCACCCCTACGGACGACACGCCGGACGAGGGCGCAGAGACCCCGGAAGGCCCCGAACTCACCGACGACCTGCGGGTGTCGGTCAAGGTCGACGGGGAACTCCGCGAGGTTACGCTGGCCGACCTCAAGAAGGCATACGCCGGGGAAGGCGCCATCGAGAAGCGGCTGCAACAGGCGACCGAACTGCGCAAGCAGGTCGAGAGCGAGCGCCAGCAGTCGCAGAAGGACATCGAGACCAGCCGCGCCAACCTCGTGCAGGCGTTCGCGGCCTTCGACAAGATGATGTTCCAGCCCAAGCTGGCACCCCCCGACCCTGCGCTGGCGCAGACCAACCCGACGCAATACCTGCTGATGAAGGACCAGTATCAGGCGGAACAGACCGCCCTGAATACGCGGCGCCAGCAGGTGCAGGAGGTTCTGAGCCGCTACCAGGCCGAACAGGCCGCCAAGGCCAACGAAGCCGCCGCCATCGAGGCCCAGCGGCTTCTGGAAGCGATCCCGGCGCTGCGCGACCCGCAGAAAGCGCCCGAGGTTCGCAACCTGTTCGTGGAAGGTGCCCGCGCCTATGGCTTCTCCGACGCCGAACTCGGCGCGGTGACAGACCACAGGCTGCTCGTGGTTCTCGCGGACGCTGCCAAGTGGCGCCAGATGAAGGCGCAGGCTGGCAAGGCGCCCCCGCCGAAAGCCGCGATCAGGCCGATGACGGCAGGGGCGGCATCGCAGGCGAAGGTCGGGGCTCCGGGCAGGGCGCAGGCGGCTGCCATGCAACGCGCGCGCCAGAGCGGACGGCCCGAGGACGTGGCCCTCACGATGCTGGTGCAACAGCCAAGGAAGTAGCACCATGCCCGTCACCAGCGGCACCATCCAGACCTACGCGAACACCGTGATCCGCGAGGACCTGGCCCAGCAGTTCAGCATGATCTCGCCCGAGGAAACGCCGTTCATGACGGCCATCGGGACCGGGGAAGCTGCCACCAACACCTATACCGAGTGGACGGTCGTCAACCTTGCCGCGCCCGACAACGCGAACCGCGTGGTCGAAGGCGAGAACGCGCCCGGCGTCGACGCCGGAACGCTCGGCATCCGGCGCGGCAACTACACGCAGATCAGCGACAAGCGTGTGGTCACGTCGCACACCTCGAACGCGGTCGACGCCGCTGCCGAGAACATCCAGCGCACCGCCGCGCAGGTCGCCCTGAAAATCCGCGAACTCAAGCGGGACATGGAGACCATGATCCTGTCGAACATCGCGGCTTCTGCCGGCAGCGCCTCGACGGCGCGCGTGTCGGCGGGCCTGCCCGCGTTCCTGCGCACGAACCTCGTGCTCGGGGCGACGGGGGCGGCGCCGACCCTGAGCGGGACGACCTCGGGCTTCCCGAACGCGGTCCTCACGCCGGGCACGGCGGTTCCGTTCTCCGAGATTGCGCTGAACAACGTGATCGAACAGTGCTGGCAGTCCGGCGGCACGCCGTCGATCATCATGGTCAACGCCAACAACAAGCGCGTGATCTCGCGGACGTTCACCGGCAACTCGACCCGCTACAAGGACGCCATCGACAAGCGCCTTGTCGCGGCCATCGACATCTACACGTCCGACTTCGGCGAACTGACGGTCGTTCCGAACCGCTTCCTGCCCCCGGCGGCGAGCAACAACTACTCGGTCTATGTGCTCGACCCCGAGTATGCGGCGATCAAGTTCCTCGAAACCCTGCGGCAGAAGCCGCTGGCCGAGACGGGCCACGCCCGCGAACGTCTCGTCTGGTGCGAATACACGCTCCAGGTCCACAACGAGGCGGCGCACGGCGCGGTCCACGCGACGGACGGCACGGGCGTCTCTGCCTGATGACCTGCTTCCCACGGGCGGCTCCTGCGCCGCCCGTGGGGCTCCACACTTCACGGGGAACCGCACATGACCGACGACACCGCGCCCGAGCCCGCGCAGCCCGCCACCCCGGCGCCCGCCCCTGCGCCCCGGCGCAGGCGCCTGACGGCGGCGCCGGTCGCCCCGCCCGCTCCGCCCGCCCCGCCGCTGCCCGAAGTCCTCACCCGCCCCTATGTCGTGGTCGGAGGGCCGATTTCCCCCCGAGGCGGCGTCGGCAATCTGGTCAAGGAGGGCGAAGTGGTGCATCTGACCGCCGCGCAGGCCCGGCACTACCACGCACTCGGGCGCCTCGCCCCCGTCATTGAGGACGACTGATGCAGAGCCCCGTCAGCACCCGGCTGCATCTGCCGCCTGACGGGCGGCTGGTGTTCGAGCAGACGCAGGACAGCGACGAGATCGTGCGCGCGGTCCACGCGGCGCGCGACATGGTGCGGCGCGACACCGGCCCGGCCGGTTCCCGCTTCCTCGGCTCCGTGCCGATCCTGCTGGCGCAGCTTTGGGCGCGGGAGTGCGGGGCGGCGGTCGGGACGCGGGAATGGGCGCAATACGCCCGCAACAAGCTGCTGTCCGACGAGTTCCGCGATCTGAGGGTGCACGGCGGATGAACTATCAGGGCTTCAAGGACTATCTGGCACGGTTCGCATGGCGCGACAACGACGCCGTGTTCATCGCCGAACTGGACAACTTCATCAGCATGGCGCACGCGCGGCTGAACCGCGATCTGCGCATCCAGCGCATGAGCCGCACGCAGTTCTCCGTGCCGACCGAGAACGGTGTGCCTGTGCCGGTCGATTACCTCGAAACCCGCACGTTCACTACCGACCGCAGCCCGGCGCCGCTGCACTACATCAGCCCGCACGAAATGGAGCGCCGCCACACCGCGCACCCCGGGTTCTTCGCGCCGGTCTACACCATCGCCGGGGGGCGCTTCCGGTTCTCGGGCGGGATCGAGCAGGGCAGCGACCGGCAGGTGATCCTGACCTATTACGCCAAGGTGCCTGACTTCGCCGGGCTGGACGTGTCGTGGCTTGCCGACGACTATCTCGACCTCTACACCTACGCGGTGCTCCGGCATACCGCGAGTTACCTTCGGGACGACGAGCGGGTGATGCTCTGGAAGAATGAATACGACGAGACGCTGGCATCGGTCATGGACGCTGAGAGGATCAGCCGCTACGCCGGAAGCCCGCTGATCGCGCCAATGCCGGGAGTGGTCGCATGAGCAAGAGCGCCTATTTCAGGAACGCGCTGCTTCTGGAAATCTTCAACGGCGACGAGCGCGCCATCCCTGACGTGATCGCGCAGCCGAACCTGTGGGTATCGCTGCACACCGAACTGCTGGGCGACAGCGCCGACCAATCGACCGACGAAGTGGCCTACACTGGTTACACCAGGGTCGCGGTGCCGCGCACTGGCGAGTGGTGGAATGTCGGCGCCAACGCCGCTTCCCTCTTGCAGACGATCAACTTCCCGCTCTGCACCGCGCCGTCCTCGGCGGTGGTCGTGGCCGCCGGGATCGGGCTGAACGAGACCGGCGCCGGGCGCCTGCTCTATCGGCTGTCCCTGTCGAACACGATCCAGGTGCAGGAGACCTTCTTCCCGAGCCTTCTACCGGACGGCACGATCACGGAGACCTGACAGGTGGGCATCATCGCAGCAGGGAACGAAATCGAGGCGTTCTCCGCTGTGACAGGGGCGCCTGTTTCGTCTACTCTACCTCTGATTGCAATTCCGCAAGCCTGCCGCGCAGGGTTGTCCCTGCGCGAGCGCGCCACCCTGACCCGCGACTTTCCTGCTCGCGCCTCGGGCTGGGCGCACTTCCGTCTTCGCCCGCGCGGCGGCTCCACCGGCCAGCAGGACGGCTATCAGGCCGCGCTGCGCGACGGGGCCGGGAACATCGTGTTCGGGCTCTGGCAGGCGCAGGCCAGCGGCACCCTCGTATTCCGCTGGCACGGCAACACCGCCGACGATGCGACGGCGGTCGTGGTTTCCGGCACCCCGGACGAAACCCATGTCCGCGAGTTCGACTTCTTCTGGATCATGCACGGAACGGTCGGCATCCTGCGGGGCTACCTGGACGGGGTGCTGACCTTTTCCGTAAGCGGCAACACCGTGGTTGGCGGCGGGCAGGCGAACATTGCCAGCCTGCGGTTCGCCGCGACTGGCGCGGACGACAGCACGGCGGAAATCCACAACACCCACGTCTCGCAGATGCTCGTCTCGACGCGCCCGACTGTGGGGGCGAAGGTCTGGACCTTGCCGATTACCGGCGCGGGCGATCTGGACGACTGGACGGGCGACCCCGCGCTGCTCGCCGGAACCGGGTTCGCGGGCGACAGCGATGTTCTCGTCGCTGCCAGCGCGGGCGATGATGCCACATTCGAGGTCGCCTCGCTTGCCGAAGTCCCGACAGGTCACGAAATCGTCGGGCTGGCGTTTTCCTTCTCCGCGCGCACCCTGAACGGCGGGATCACCCAGCTTCGACCGCTGATGCGCCTGTCGTCCACCACATATACCGGCACCCTGATCGGAGTGTCGGGGTCGTGGGCTCAATACGCGGCCCGCTGGCAGGCCAACCCTGCTACGGGCGCCCGGTGGACCATCGCAACCGTCGAGGCCGCCCAGCCGGGCGTGGAGGCGGTCGCATGAGGCTCCGCAAGGCAGTCCTCTACGGCGCGACCGTGCAGGCAGCGCCCACGGGTTCCCTCGGCACCTTCGCCGCTGGCACTCTGGCCGCCGGGTTCTCGCTGGTCAACGCCGCGTGGAGCCCGCGGTGGGGGCGCTTCATCGCGGTCAACGACCGCACCGGCGCCTCGCGCCCGCTAGTCCTGTGGTCGGAGGACGGCGGCAGGACGATGGCCGAAGCGACGACGACGAGTTCCGCCAATTCGCTGCGCAATGCCTGCCTGTGGGCCGACGAGCCCGCCCTGTTCCTGCTTACCGGGCGCGAAGGCACGAACCAGCCGACCGTCTGGCGGTCCTCGAACGGCGGCGACACATGGACGGCGGCATCGGTCGGCGGCACGTCGAGCGCGGAAGTCTGCGGCATCGCATGGTCTGCCAGTCTTGAACTTTTCGTCGCCACCCTGTCCGATGGGCGCATCTTCACGTCCTCCGACGCGGCGTCCTGGTCCGACACGGCGCACGGGCTGACCTCGGAACGCCTGCGGGCGGTGGCGTGGGCGCCCGAAATCGGCCGGTTCGTTGCGGTCGGGAACAACAGCGTCATCCTGTCCTCGGCCAACGGCACATCCTGGGCGACCCGCTCGCATCCGTCCGGCAGCGGCAAGATCATGTATGGCGTGGCGTGGTCGCCTGCCCTTGGCCTGTTCGCGGCGGTCGGGGGTGCGAACGAGGGCATCCGCATTACGTCCGACGATGGCGAGACCTGGACCTCGCGCGGGACGACTTCCACCT